CATGTCGGTGTGCACCGGCACGCCCCAGGGGCCGGGCAGCATCGGCGTGCCCTCGGGGCCCGGGGCAGCGGTGTGCTCGACGTTGAGGTGCAGGCGGCGGCCGATCCAGGAATTCTCGACCGAGGCGATGGCGTTCCTGATGCTGTCGATGGTGGGCTGGATGTCGTTCGTCCAGAAATTACGCGCGGCGTTGGCCATGTCCTGCCACATCGCGACCCATGGCCCCTTGATCTTTTGCCACAGCGGGGCGAGCTCGTCCGGCAGCGCCCTGAACGGCGCCTTGATCTTTTCCCACACCGCGGCGAGGTCCTCGGGCAAGGTCGAGAGCGGCGCCTTGATCTTTTCCCACACCGCGGCGAGGTCCTCGGGCAAGGTCGAGAGCGGCGCCTTGAGCTTGACCCCGACGGCGGCGAGTTCGCCGGGCACGGCCTGCCATCGCGCCACGATGGCGTCCCAGTGGTGATTGACTTCATAGGCGACGACGCCGACGGCAGCGGCGACGATCAGCCAGGCCAGCACAACCGGGTTTGCCAGCATGGCGGCGTTGACGATCCAGATCGCCCGGCCGAGCGACGTCAGGACGGCAATGGCGCCGGTCACGGCAGTGATCAGCGGCGAGGCCAGCGCCAGGGTGATCGCGCCGATGATCGTCCCGAAGCCGCCGATGTGGCCGCTCAGGTCAATCGTGCGTTCGATCCAGGATCCCGTGGTTTCGATGATTTCGCGCATGCGCGGAATGATCGGCTGCAGCAGATCCGCCAGCTCCTTCACCTTGTTGGCGATCTTCGTGGCGATCCAGTGGCGGTTGTGGACCACCCATTCCTTCACCATATCGATCACCGGCTTGATGACCGGAGCCAGCGACGCGCCGATCTCATCGCCCAGCGCCGTGACGGCGGTGGTCAGGCCGATCATGGAACGATGATAGCCTTCGAGGTTTGACTTGTCGGCTTCGCTGAACGGATAGTTCAGTTCCGCCGATTGCTTGGAGAATTCTTCGAGTTCCTCGCGGCCCGCCATTAGCAGCGGCAGCATGTCCTTGCCGCTTTTGCCGAACAGCGCCATCGCCATGCGCGCCTGCATTGCGGGATCGTGCGTGTTCTTGAACGCCTCAGCCAGCTCGGGCAGCAGCTTGGAGCTGTCCACCAGGTGGCCGTTCGCCTCGCGCAGGTGCAGGCCGAGGTGCTGGAACAGCGCGAGGGCGTCCTTGTTCTTGCCGGCCGCCGAGGTGGCGATGACCTTGTTCAGCTTGAACATGCTGCCGGCGGCGGACTCGACCGAGACGTCGGTCATTTTCGCGGCGAGGCTGAGCGCCTGGAACTGCTGGATGCCCATGCCGGCGCCGATCGCCGCCTTGTTCATCTCGGAGAAGCGGTCGGCCACCTTTTCGGTGAGTTCGATCAGCCCGACCAGGCCGCCGCCGGCGGCGAGGGCGCCGAGGGCGGGGAGGAACTCGGTGACGGAATGGCCGATCTCGGCCACACCCATGCGGATGCCGCCAAGATGCGAGCGGAACAGGTTGGCGTGGGCCGCCAGCGCCAGCCAGGCGCGCGGGTGGGCGGCGTGCTCGATCTCTGGCCCGGCGTGCTTGGCCGCGTGCCCGGCGGCGGCGATGGCATGCGCGGCGCCGTGCGCGGCGTGGCTGGCGCCGTGCGTGGCGTGCTCGGCCTCGCCCATGGCCGCCTTGATCACCGCGCCCATCCCGGCCGAGTGCGCCGAGACCAGCTTCATCAGCGGCGCCAGGCCGCGCACGCTGGCGGCGATCTTGGCCACCAGCGGCGAGGCCTTGTCGGTCGCCTTGATCTTGGCGTCGAAAACGTCGTGACCGTCAGCCATCGCGCGGCGTCTCCAGCTTGCTGATGCGCTCCGCCTGTTTCAGGAACAGGCGGAGCTGCGACGGCGGCAGCGCGAAGATCATGGCGGTTTCCCGCCAGAATCGCGCCGCCTCGAAATACTTGTCTAGGAGGGCGTTTCCTCCCCCCCAGAGAGCAAAAAACCCGCGATCCGCAGCGAGCAGGCGTAGACGTCGCGCGCGTCCATAGTTGCCACGGCGGTGTCGGGGATCCCGGCCAGGCGGCCGATCAGCGCGTTCATGCGCGGCGCGTCGATCTCCAGGCCGCGAACGCCGATCAGGGCGGGCGTGCCGGCGGACGCGAGGTCGGCGCCGGTGGGCTCGCGCAGGGTGATCGAGGTCACCGTCTGGGTCAGCACGGCAACCGGCTTTTGCAAGGCGCGGGTGTAGGGCAGCGATGAAGCGGCCGTTTCGGTTACTGTTCCGCTCATGCGCTGGTCCCCACTTCCTGGCAGAAGTCGCCGGTGAATTTCAGGCCGCTGATCTTGCCCTCGTGGATCTTGACCGAGGGATCATCGACCTGGGTCGCGCCGGCGATCAGATACGACTTGCCGTTGTTCAGCAGCACCTGGAACGGCGTGTTGACCAGGCCTTTCAGGCCGGTGACGGACACCGTGGCGGCGTCGAGGGCCTCGAATTCGACTTCCGGCAACTCCCACTTCGTGGTGAAGCCGGCGGTGCCATTCGAGGACGCCACCCCGGTGCGGACGACGCCGCCCAGCTTGATGGTGATTTCGGCGGAAACTTCATAGGTGGCGCCGCCGATATAGATGCTGGCGACGCCGCCGCGTTCGATTTGAGCCATTTTCTATCCCTTAGTTGGAGGCGCCGGCGGCGGCCTGCAGGTGGAACTGGGTCAGCACCGCGAAAATCCGCAGGCCGGCGACCAGATACGGGTCGAACAGCACATCGACCCGCGTCGGATCGGTTGCGTTGATCGCCACGGACAATCCGGCGGCGAACAGATCGGCCCGCTGCACCCAGTTGAGCACCGCCATCTGGTTATAGGCGGCGATCAGGATGCCCTGGATGATGGCCGGGGTGACCACAACCGGCGTGGCGCCGGACGGGGTCGCCGCCAGCCGCGTGCCGTCGGCCGCCAGCAGCGCGCGCGGCAGTTGCTGGGTGATCGCGCTGTTGAGGAAGCGGATCACCGCCATCAGCAGGAACATCGTTTCCGTATCGAGATACGAGGTGTCCGGCTGGGCGAATTTGTTGTTCTGATAGGTGGTGACCAGGCGGAGGATCTGCGCCGCGCCGCCGGGGCCGCGCACCGCCAGCGCGATGCCGACGCTCAGCAGCGCCTGCTGGTTGGCGAAGCCGATATCCTGGCCGGGCGGCTCGGGGCGGACGCCGGCGATGGTCAGGGTCTGCGTCGGCCGGTTCGGCTGGATCTTGATCGACGGGAAGCTGGCGCCGATGACCGCACTCGACCACACCCAGGCCGGGGTGGGCGAGTTCAGGTTGACGCCGAGAATCGTCAGATGCTGGTCGTTGAAGCTGGCGCCGAGGGTTTGCAGGGTCGCAACCGCGGCGCGCGAGGCGCTGAAGGCGTGGCCGTAGACCTGGGCCGAGTAGCTCCACCGGCCGGTGGCATCGGACAGCAGGGTGCTGGTGACGCCGAGGGCGGTGGCATTGGGCCACGGGTTGTCGATGGCGTCGAACGGCGCGGTGGCGATCCAGGTCGCGAGGCTGGTGATCACCGGGTCGGTGGCGCCGGAGGCCATGGCGGTGATCGTCACCGTCAGGCCGGCCGGCGTGGTCTGGCCGCCGCGGGCGCCGAGATAGTTCAGGGTGATCGGGATGTCGTTGCCGAGCGTGCCTTTGTTGGCCGCGGTCAGGGTGACCGTGCCGGAGGCCGCCGCGGCGGTGACCGGCAGGCCATACTGGGCGGTGACCGCCGCGGCGAGCGCGGTCGCGACCTGGGCGGCGGTCATGCCGACGGTCACGCCGACTTGCACCAGGTCGTTCATCGTTCCGGTCGCGGTCGGTCCGCAGCCGATGTAGAGGAACAGCGTGCCGGCGGCGGTGGCGGTGCCGGCGATCGCGACGGTGCCGGTCGCGGCAACGCTGCTGGTGGCGTCGGGCAGCGCCAGGGCCCAGATCTCGCCGACCGGATCGTTGGCGCGGTAGGCGGCGATCTTGTTGGCGATCTGGCTGCTCGCGCCGTAGGCCTGCTGGGCCCAGGCGACCGAGGGGATGTACGTCGGCACCGGCGTCGCCGGCACCGTCGCCACGGCCTGGCCGATGATCAGCGCCCGTTGCACGGCGGGCAGCGAGGCGCCCGCCTGGGTGTTGTCAAACTCGGCGTAGAACAGCGGCACCCGCAGGTTCGGCGGGATGTAGTTGAAATTCAGTCCCATGCGAGGCGCGCCTTTAGCTGGAGGAGAGCGTGCCGCCGGAGGCGATGGATTGCGTTCCGGCCGGCGGGTTGGTGGTCTGCGTCACGGTCACTAACGGTGTCGTGACGCGCGGCGGGTAGATTTCTTTCCAGGTGCACTCGATCATCACGCGGGCGTCGCCGAGCACCCGGCGGCCCTCGAATTTGAACGAGCGGGTGACCTTGACGCTGGCGATGTTGGCGCTGAGCGCGACCCAGACCGGATCGCCGAGCAGGCAGTCCTTGATCTGCGCCACCATGGTGTCGATGTCGGCCACCGCGTCGTCGCGGATGGCGCGCTGGGCGAGGGCCTGGACGATGAAGGTGGCGGTCACATCGAAGGCCGGCGCGGTGCCGGCGGAGCTGGCGGTGGTGCCGTTGTCATCGGCGAAGATGACGATGCGCGGCAGGTCGCCGTCCTCGACCGGATCGACGCGTTCCGATTCGACCGGGACGGTGACGCCGTCGGCGACGACGCCATAGGTGGTGAGCGAGGTCACCGCGCCCTGGCGGATGATCGCGGTCTGGTCCTGGGTGGGGTTCGTCACGAGGCGACCGGGACCGGCGGCAGCGGCGCGGCGGTCATCTGCGAATCGTCGGCGAGGCGGATCCGCACCCGGGCGCCGCCGACGCCGTCGGGATGGGTCTCGGAGGCGACGTAGGCGATGCCGCGCACGGTCCAGGAATCGCCCTGCGCCGGCGTGCCGCTCATTTGCGACAGGCGCACCGACAGATAGGTGGTGACTTCATCGACCTCGGTGCCGTCGAGGAACTTGGTATCGATGGCGTTGTCCCAGAACACGGCGGGGACGGTTTGCGAGAGGCCGCCGGCCGGGGTCCAGGTGACGTATTCGCCGAAGGCGTTCATGCCCGCGGCGATCACGGTGGCGTCGAGATCGATCAAGGATGTTCCCCCGTGCGCATGGCCGGATTTGCCCGGCCATGCGCGACTGACGGTGCAGTGATTACGCGGCTGCTACCTTGGCTTCGGCCTCGACCGCGGCGGCTGCCGCCGCCTCAGGCCGCGCCGTAGCCGCTTCATGGCGGGCCGCCGCCGCCGCGAAATGCGCCTGCAGCTCGGCGGCGTGGGCGGGCGGGAGGTTGAGCGTATCGCCCTCCCGGAAGGCATGGTCGCCCATATGGACAACCACGCCGGCGGTGACCGGGACGGCCACCATGGCGTGGTCTGCCATTACGCCACCTTGGCGGCGAGCAGGGCGTTGACGCGCGACGGCACGACAACCGGCGAGGACTGCATCAGCAGGTGCCGGCGGGACGGGTTTTTCTCGACCCAGGTCTTCGGCGCGAAGGCCAGCGCGCCGTAGGCGAAGTCTTCGTCGTAGATCGACCCGAAGGCGCGCACGCCCTCGAGGGCGGGGGAGCCGAACAGCACATAGTTCGGCGGCAGCATGGGCGCTTCATATTGCAGCGAGACGCCGCTCGCCGCCGCCGTGGTGGCCTGGTTCAGGGTCGCGGTGGTGCCGGAGACGGTGACCGTGGTGCCGCTGGCGATGCCGTTGCCGACGGCCAGGGTCGAACCGGTGACCATGGTGCTGCCGGCCGGGATGGTGATCGTGGTGACGCCCGAGGCCCACGACACGTTGTTGACCTGGTCAACATACCAGTCGTTGTAGACCCACACGCGGTAGCCGCCCCACTCGCCCTTGTAGACCGCGCCCTGGATCGGCGGGGTGCCGCCGAAGTCGATCCGGCTGTCGCCGGAACGGGCATACCAGACCGATTGCTGGACCCGGAAGTCCAGCACGAAGGCGTTGAAGGCGCTGGTGGTGAAGACGATGTCGGACGGCGCGCGGCCACCCTTCTGCAGCACCGTCTGCGCCCACAGCTCGATCATCGCCGACGGCGAGACCGTGCCGGGGGCCTGGTTGGTGCCGATGTTCGCCGCCGTCCAGGGCGTGTTGCTGCCGGTGCTGGCGGAGATATCGACGGTCAGCGCCGGGTCGCGGTTGAAATTCAGCAGCACCGATTCGTAGCCGTCGCCGGAGACGGTGTACTGCCCGTAGGCCAGCGCCTGCGCGGCCATCCACTCCAGGCGCCGCTGCACCATCTGCACCTGGTCTTCCATCTCGAAGGCGAGGTTCTGCTGGATGCGCGCCGCGGCCGGGAGGCTGCCGCCGATGCGCTCGCCGATGGCGCGCAGCACGGGCTTGCGGAAATCCGGGGTGCGGAGATCCTTGATGTAGGCCGGGCGGAAGGTGTTGGTCTGGATCTTGCGGCCCTCGACCGGCTTGCCCTCGACCAGCGGCGAAACGAATGGCGACATGCGGCGCAGACCGACATCGACGTCGATCGAGACGTATTCCGTTTCGAATTCGACGACGTTCGGGAAGAACGTTTCGAGCAGGAACTGGCTGGGCAGTTTCAGGTTGCGAACGACGTGCACCAGCACGTTCGTATCAAAGATCGGATCGATCGACATGTGGTGTCAGGCCCTTGCGCAATTGAAAGGATAAGCGTCGGCGGCCGGGCCTTGCCCGGCCACCACAGCGAGGCGTTCGTTACTGGATCAGGTTCGTGATGGCGCCGGACTTGATGAACATTCCGGAGCCGGCCTGGCGCAGCGCGGTCTTGATGCCGGCAGCGTTCAGGCCGGTTCCCAGGGTCATATAGTTCGGGTCGAACTCGCCGTTGATGTAGACCGGGGCGGTGGTCGCGGCGTTGGTCCCCGTGCTGCTGGTGTTGGTGTCCTCGGCGAGGATCGCCCAGTTCTCCGCCAGTTCACTGCCGTCGGTAGCACCTGCCACAACCGCGATGTAGTAGCCGTTGCCGGCGCCGGAGGCCTCGTTGATGACGATGTTGAAGCCGTCATTGGCAACGAACGCGGTGCCGCCGGCCGTTACGGTCAGGTTGATCTGCGGATTGGTGAAGCCGGTGCCGGCGGTGCCGGTGCCGACCGGTTCATTTTGCGGGTCGAGCACGTTAAAGGCCGTTGCCGTGGTCATGGTCACGCGATAGGTGCCGAACATCACCTCCGGCCCGATGGTGATGCTGCCGATGGTGCCGTTGCCGGTGTTGGCGCCGCCGGCAACAGTGGCGGCGGTGGCGGTGCTGCCGACGATCGCGCTGGTCTGCTGGCCGATCAGGGTGCCGCGGGTCAGCACCTGGCCGGACGCAATGATGACCGAGTCGGTGACCAGGTCATGACTGCCGGCAATAAGCTGATCGGGGTTGAAGACGGTGTTTGTCAGTGACGGTTCAAGAGAAAAGCCTGCCATGGTCCGGGTCCTTTACTTCGAGCGAACCAGGCCACGGGCCTGTTCGTAGTTGGCGATGATGCCGGCGGCGATCGCCTCCGGCCCCTGCTTGTCCTGCTGCGGCGCGTCCGGGCCGATCGGCGGGATGCCGGCGGCCTGCATGCGGTCGCTGAGGCCGCGGCGGGCGGCCGGGGCGGCAGCGGCGCCGCCGGCGCGCAGCACGGCGACGGCCTCGCTGCGCGGCAGCGACGTGCCGAACGCGAGCTGCGCGGCAAGGGCGGGATTATGCGCGGCGGCGGTGTCGCCGAAGATCGCGGCGCAGCGGGCGCGCTCGCGCTGGCGTGCGGCGTAGACCGGGTCGGAGGCGGAGGCTTCCTCACGGTCGCTGTCGTCGTCGCCGTCGATGTCCTCGTCTTCGTCGCCTTCGCCGTCGTCCGATTCGTCCTGCTTTTTCTTTGCCTTCTTGGCTTTCTTTGCCTTCTTGGCGTCGTCATCGGCCTTTTTCTTGGCCGCCGCTTCGTCCTCGGCCTTCTTGGCCTCGTCTTCGTCGGCGTCTTCTTCCGCCGCCTTGGTCGCGGCAGGGGTAGCCGGCGCGGCGGTCGCGGCGGGGCGGGCGAGGCCGACCAGGTGGGCAAAGCTGGTCGATCCCAGAAGGCTGGGTTTCAACGACATCAAAGTCTCCGTACGGGTTAAAGGGTGGCGAGCAGCTCGGCCATGGCGGCGTCCGGGGCCATGACAGCGTCGGCGAAGCCGGCTGCCACGCCGCTTTCGCCCAGGAACGTCCCGGCCTCGGTGGCTTTCACCGCCGCCGGGGTCAGGCCGCGATTGCGCGCGACCGTCTCGACGAACAGATCGCCCATCGTGTCGATGTCGGCCTGGAAACGCTCGCGCGCTTCCTTCGACAGGGGGGCCACGTTGGCGCCGTCAGCCTTGCGGGCGCCGTATTGCAGGATCGACACCGTCATGCCGGAGGCGGACAGCGCCTTCGACATGTCGCAGTGCATGGTGATCACGCCGACGCTGCCGGTGCCGCCGGTGCGGGGCACGGTGATGTGCGTCGCGGCCGATGCGATGGCGTATGCGGCGCTGTAGGCGCTTTCGTTCAGGATGGCCCGGATCGGCTTTTCGCCGGTATCGCGGGCGGCGCTGATTGCATCGACCAGGTCGAAGCAGCCGGCTACCTCGCCGCCGGGCGAATCAATGTCCAGCACGATGGCTTTCACCGCTGCATCGTCCCAGGCCATGGCGAACAACTGGCGCAGGCCGTCATAGCCCGTCATCCCGGAGTAGGGATAGATGCTGCCGAGGCGGTGCACCAGCGTGCCTTCGACAGGGATCACCGCGACCGGACCCACCATCGCATAGGGCTTGTACTCGGCGGGTTCCCCGGCATCGCCGTCCCAGTCGCCCATCGCCAGCGCGGTGCCGTCGGCACGGAACAGCCGGGTAACGCCGAAACGATCCGCCAGGGCCGCCATGACGATCTCCGCCTTGTCGGGCAGGATCGCCAGCGGCCGGTTGAACAGCCTGGTGGCGAGGTGCGGGAGGCGATTCGCGGTCATCCGCGCGCGTGCCAGATCGCGATGAACACCGCGAGGATCAGTATCCGCAGCAGGATGGCGGCGACGCCGGACCGCTTGGTGCCGGCATCGGGGATCCCCGGCCCTTCGGCCAGCGGACGCGCCAGGCGCATCGCCACATACAGAGCCGGCACAAGGGCGACCACGGCCCGGTGCTTGTGGCCCAGGACGCGGCTGGCGGCTTCGATCATTTCGGGGGTGACAATTGCGGGCGAGGTTTTTGTCATCACACGAACAGCTTCCAGGCGACGTAGACGACGGTGCCGATGATGACCCACAGCAGCAGGACCAGAAGGGCCAGCAGCAGCAGGACCAGAAGGGCCAGGGCGCCGAGGTCCATCGGGCCGTCGCAGTCCGGGTCGGGAAGGTCGAAGTCGATTGGATCAACCATCATTGTGCCTGCGGTTTCTCGGGTTTCTGCGCCACGTCGGTTGCTGTCGCGCCCTGGTCCTGGCCGAACCAGGTGGGATACGGCAGGCCGAGCTCCTTGAAGCGCGCGCGCTCGATGGCACGCTGCGCCACGACTTTCTTCCAGTTCAGGCCCTGCTCGGCGCATTCCTGCTTCAGGGTCGAAAGACCGGCGTCCATGCGCAGCACGGCGGCTTGCGCCTCTTTCACCGGATCGATCCAGCCGCGCGCCGGGCCCATCCACTGGCAGTGCCCATAGGCGCCCCGCGCCTCGACGAAATCCGGCGCGCTGGCCGGCATCGGCAGTTCGCCGCGCTCGATCGCCTCCTCGAGCCAGGCGGAGTAGACCGGGCTGGCGAAGCCCATGCCGAAATCCTTGCGGCGGCGGGTCAGGGTCTTCCAGGCTTCAAGTAACGCCGCGCGGGCGGAGGAATAGTTCGTCTTGCTCCAGTCCTGGCTCAGTTGCTCGGCCGAGCAGCCGATCGCCGCGGCCATGTTGCGCAGCACGGCGTTTTCGAAGGTGGCGTAGCCGCTGGACGGGCGCTTGCTGTCCACCGAGACCAGCTTCTCCCCGGGGCGCATCACCGGCAGGCGGCCGTCGCCGACTTTCAGGCGATCATCCTTCATCGGCGCGTAGGGGTTGGCGCCCTGCGGGTCGGGCGCCGACAGCGCATCCTGCATGCTGGCCACGTCGGCCGAGGTCTCGACGTAGGCGGCGAACACGCTGTTGACGATCGCGGCCTGCAGCTCGGCCGCGTCAAATTGGCTCAGCATCTTCATGCGCGCCAGGATCGGCGTAAACAGGCCGCCGGCGGCGCGGTGCTGCGCCGGGCGGTCGCTGTCGAAATCGTGGATCACCACCGGGCGGCCGAAATCGGTCTCGCGCGGGATGCGGTCCCAGATCACGCTGTTCGCGGCGTTGAACCAGTCGCCCTGGTGGGCGCGGCGGATGTGGTAGGCGGTGGCGGCGCCGTAGCTGTCGATCTCGACGCCGGCGCGGCGATGGATGGTGTCGAGGCCGAGCTGCGGGTTGCTCAGCCGGTCGGTGTCGATGAGCTGCAGCGAGGTGCTGTAGTCGGCCAGGCCGTATCCCATGCGCTCCGGCAGCCAGAGCAACACGCCGAGCGCCTCGCCATCGACTAGTTTCTGGCGGAACGCGAGGTTGAACAACTGCGGCATCGTGTAGCGGCGGGCGCCGTCGCACCAGCGGCCGGGATGCTGCGACCAGGATTCCCACAGCGCCTCGGCGGCGTCGGCGAATTCATCGGCCCAGATGTGGTCGCAGGCCGGTGTCAGCAGCGACAAATAGCGCCAGTTCGGCTCCGGCGAGGGGCGGAACTCGGCGCCGACGACGCTGTCCAGGACACGGGTGACCGCGCCGGAGGCCCAGCCGTCGTTGCGCACCAGGTCGCGCACGCGGGCGACGACGGTGTCGCGGGAGAAGTTGATCTCGACGTCCGGGGACGTGAGGAAGGCGTTCCAGTCGCGGGTTTCCGGGCTGGTGATGCTCGCGGCGTCGTAGGCGGTGATCCCGTCGCCGCGAATGGCCAGCGTGCGCGGCCTGGCGGGGGTGCTGGCGGGTGGCGTGATGAGGACCATCGGGTTGCCGGAGGCGTCGAGTATCGCCATCAGAAGCGCAGTCCGATGGCGCGGCGGGCGCGATAGCCCTGCTG